CTACTCTTGGAATGATTGGAGAAGGAGGTGAACCAGAATACGTTATACCTGCATCTAAAATGTCTGGTGCGATGGCTAGGTATTCAGCAGGTGCTAGAGGTGGTGCTGTTATTCCAGGTGGTAGCCATGAATCAGGTACAGTTGCAGGTTCTTCTGGTAATACAGTTGTTGAATATACAGGACCTACATTAAACTTTAATGGAGATGAGTACGTTCCAAAATCTGCTGTTCCTGAAATTATTGGTGCTGCTTCAAAACAAGGTGCAATGGCAGGTAAAGCACAAACTATAAATGCACTTAGAAATTCTAGAAGTCAACGTGCATCTCTTGGATTATGAGCCTAACAACCTTAGTTACTTTTGTAGAAGTTTTTAGTGTAGATATAAACGGCAATAAAAGTACAAAACATTTATTACAAAATGCCAAAAGAGAACCTTCTGAAGATGTAAATTCTGTAAACAATACAATCTCTTTTAATGGTAAAAATTATCATTATTTACCTTTCATTTATCAAGGCACAACTATTAATAAATCAGGAGATAACATTGAATCTAATTTAATATTAGCTAACCATCCATTAAGCATGGCAAAAGCACAAGAAGCTGTTATTAATAGATATTTTGTAGAAGTAAATGTATGTATTGCAGCCAATAATAATATTGATAACATAACAAATACTTTGACAACAGATACATGGCTTGCTGCTTCTTTATCTTACGATCCAGAAGTTGTTGAAGTTTTACTAAGTAGTGCTATAGATTCCGTTGGTGGGAACGTACCAAGTTTAGTTTTAACTACTGATGTTGTTGGTAAACTACCTGTAACAAGTGATATTCAAAATAGATGAAACCACATCAACTTATTGGTTTACCTTATAGATTAGGTGCTGATCCTGTTAAACATCATGCAGTAGATTGTTTGTCCTTGGCACGAACAGTTTTAAAGCATTATGGGATAAACTCACCAGAACCTACAAGAGATTGGTATAGAAGAGTAAGGAAAAAAGACTTTGATATATTTAAAGAAGAACTTGAAAAGTGGGGAAACGAGAC